ATAAAATTCTGCCAAATCTCTAATAGCGTTTCTCATATATTTTATTTCATCCAATTCTGATGGTTGTGAAAATTCACTACTTTCTTTTGATACGGCTTTATTAGTCGTTTTGAAATTAAGGAACGGATATGCCTCAAAATATACCCATTGCGCTAAACAAGGTTGCACATAATCAGTTAAAAAATCTGTTTCTAAAGTGGTTAAGTTATTAAGCGTAACCCCCGATTTTAATCTGTTATAAAAATTAGTTCCTAAAACTTGTTGAATGTGTGTATCCTGTGCAGAATAGATAAAAGGAACGAGTTTATTATCATCCACATTATCTTCTATAGTTGTGTTTTGTTTCAAATATATTGTTGAAATAAATTTTACTTTTAAATTTGCCATAATGATTAAAGTATTTGTTGTGTATTATCAGGGGTTATTTGTTGTTGGGGTTCTCCTAACATTCGTCTTGCATGTGTGGGGTTTATACCATATATTAATTCTAAAATTGATGCCCCACTATCAACGCTTGTAATACCTTGTGATACTGATGCTTGTATTGCTAAAATACCCTGAACCCCTGCTGCTGACCCCTTCAATTCTGCCTGTGCTTTTAATTGTATTCCTAAATCTTCTTCTTTATCCACATTAACCTCATCATATTTTTTTAATCTTATCTCTTCATTAAAACCAATTTTAGATAAAACATAATTAAATTGTCCTTCCATTTGTTGTTGTCTAATTTCAATATAATATTGTTGAAATTCAACGAGTAATTCTTGTCTTTCTTGTGTTGAACCTAATTTGCCAGGGGTTAGAATAATCAATTGTGGGGGTATTTCATGCCCCATCACTATATTTTTTTCTACCATATCTTGCAACATAATAAAACGCTCATCACTATCGTTTAAAGTAATGGGTGTTATTTCAGGTTTTTCATCTGCTCCGTTTGAGTAGGTGATTATTACCTTACCACTATTTCCTGACCCTTGATAATTTCGTCTAAAATCTCTATAATATTCGTCCATTTCTTCAATACCAGGTATGCCAGTAGCAAAGTTAATTAAAAACGATGGTGCGAACCCAAGTTTTACTTGATTAAGGTGGAACCTACTTATTTCGTAATCTAACTCAATCCAATTTATACTTGTAGAATATCCTGGTATGCTATAAACCTCATCTTGTTGTGGGTTAGGTTCAATAAAATAATATAGTTGTTTCCCCGTTCTTTCTAATGGGTTAAACTTTTTAATAAATCTTGGTTGATATTCGTCTTTTTTAAATTCCCTCCAATTTTTAGAATACCAATAATGGGGATAATCTATTTCTTTTGTTTCAATACCCTTTCTTATTTTAGCAAATGGCATGTAATGTATTGAAAATGAGCTACCATCCATATTCCATATCACCTCAAAACAAAAACCATTAAAAACTTCAAAATCAACATTACATCTTTGTAATACCTCATCTAAATTATTATCATCTACATATTGTCTTAATTCAGGAGTTATTATATCTGCCAATCCAAACCCTGTAGTTAAACGGGTTTTTTTGTTAATGATAGATTTATGTGCGGTTGAACCATAATGGTTATACAAGTTTAATAAATAGTGGGGGTATAGATTATCATTTCCCCACTGAATGAACCCGTGTGCTTCATTATATTTATATTCGGGAGCTACATACTCTTCACCAAAATTAAAGACCTTAAAAGCCCCCTTTAATGATTTTACTTCTTCAGTCAATATTATTTCTTCGTTTTTATTTTTCATATTTAATTTTCAAATGTATATTCTGTTTTAGGGCTATTAAATGTGGTTCCTGATGTTGAACCTGATGTAATTATATTACATAAACCACTTTCAACAACATCGTTAATAGTTAATCCTGTTGTTGATAAAGTATTACCTGTTGTTTGCCATACAAAGTAATCATAAGTTCCCCCGATTAAATTTAAATAACCTATATTAACGGGGAAATAGTTATATCTTGCATTATTATTTGTAGTATCACCTGTTAAAAAAAAATAATTATGGTCGTGGTTTTGATTACTAAATAAATCCATAATATAAGTAGCACCCGACAAGGTGGTTTTTTCAAATAATGTTAAAGGAACTAATGTTTGTGTGTTAGCCGATATTGTAATCATATTTGTTTTTATTATAAATATGGAACTTTAAATTTTGTTTATATGTAAAAAACCCCCACCTGAAAAGATGAGGGTTTATAGGGTTAAACGAATAAAAGGATAAATTTAAAACCCCTATGTAAAAGTTTTACAATTAAGGAGCTACTGGTAATGATGTTCCTACTAATGCACCATCAATAAGATAAACACCATTTGCAGATTTAGTGGTGATTTCTAAGGTCGCGCCATTCATATCTCCGAGAGCTACACCTAATGAAAGAACGCCGGCCGTAGCCCTACCCGCACTTTCTACGCCCATCGCATAATATGCGCCAGCATTACTTTTCACAACTGCGAAAATCGGTGCCCTTCCAAGAGCGACAATTAGATTTCTTAAATCACAAGTTAATTCTATGAACTTTAATGATAATACACTTTCATAAAAAACACTTCCATTTTCTCTTGAAAATTGTCCTGTTTGGTTAATTCCTGCATGTTCTATATCTTGTTCTATTTCGTATAATGTAATACCTGATGTTACGCCGGTAATAGTATTACATACATCAAATGCGTATGATTGGTCTATATCCCAAGTTCCAATCCATACTTTCTCTACTCCTCCTAATGTTGCGCAACCTAGCAAATATCCCTGGTCTATAATACAACTCATAATCTTATGTTTTTAATTTTTTAGTTTATTTTTTTATAAAGGGGACTTTCACCCCTTAAGTTTTTTTAATTATTATAGTTGAAAGAATACAACATAGTCAGGGAATGCAAATTGAACTCCTTGTTTCCATTTAGCTCTAAATCTTACCTCGTCAAAGTCAGCAGAATAAAAAATTCTAAACTCCTCTGCGTCTGATAATAAGTCAGTCCCAAAGTAAAAGTTAGATGCTGATGATAAGAACATTTGGTTTGTTCCATTTAAACCACGAACAGCAACGACTTTAATGTTGGTTCCTGGTATTGGTTGTGAAAAGTCCTCACCTTGATTTTCTGCACCATTATAGTGGAAAAGGTTAGCGTTTCGTAGAGCCAATGCGTATGTTCTATACACATCATAACCAACAAATAATGTTAAGTCGTCTTGTCCTAAAATGTTAGTAGGGACAACTGAAGAAACATTATCAATTAAAGTGACGATGTTTCCCGCTGTGATTGCAGTTGCGGAAGTAATATTACCATTAACTACTGAACCTGAAAAAGTTGTTGAAGCTAATACCCCAAATCCATCACATAAGTTTAGGTTAGTTGAACCTGTAAGAGAAACATCACCTTTCCAAATCAAATCATCAATAAGTGCGTTGATTTTATCAGCTTTTTCAGATGCAAAGATTTCTTCAAAAGGGATTTGTTCGTTATAACTACCTGGTCTCATCATTTTTTGAGTATAATAATTTTCCAAAGTATCTAAACAAATACTCTCATTAACCTTTAACGGACATACCGCTAATAATTGTTGAGTTAAAATTGTTTCACCAGCATCGTTAAAACCACAGGCACCTGCTTGAGCAACCAAGTCAGAGTTTAGGATATTAATCGTTGCACTTGATTTAATATCAGGTTGCACCGAAATGTATCGTAGGGTTCTTCCCCCCAAGATTGCTTTTTTAATCAAAGCCATCTTATTTTCGTCAGTGTAAGTCGTTAGACCTAAAACATTTAAAGACATAATGTAATTTTTTAATTAGTTTATTTTTTTATTTTATTTTTTTTATCTTGCAAAGAATTTTAATTTATCATCTTTACTTGTTTTTGAAAATTTAATTTCGTGATTTGTAGGTGTTTCAGAAGGGGACTTTGAAAATTTATTAAAATCATTTTTCATCGTCTTATTTTCTTCTTTAATAGATTTTACCTCAACTCTTAATCTTTTAACCTCTTTGATTAAAGAAGATAATGAATTAAATAATTCAGCCATACCTTCTTCTTCTTCTTTTTTAGTATCGGGGGTTTCAATTTCGTTGATAAGTCCATTAGCATCTACATATATAACTACACCATCCGCTAAATTATGTTGTCCTTCAGGAGCGTTAATATATTTACCATCAATTTCAGCTTCAACTTTTGCACCTACTACTAAATCCCCACCAATAACTCTTACCTTTGTTCCGTCCATAAGGGTTGTTTCTAAATCCATCATTTTGTCTTTTTCTACCATATCCTTATCTTCCATAGAAATACTTTCATCTACATCAATTTCTTCTGCTTCAGTTTGTTCTGTGATGTTAGTAATTTTACCATCAACAACATTAAGCATTAAACCATCCTCTAATTCGTAATCTCCGTTGGGTAAATCTACTTCACCATCTGCGGTAATTTCTTTTACCATTTCACCAACATCCAAACCTTCACCATAACATCTAATTATTCTACCATCGGTGGTTTTGTAATCGGCAACAAACTTTTCATCTGTATTAAAAAGTTCTTTAATTTTCCCTAAAATTGTTTTTTTATTCATGCTTTTTTTTATAAATATAGTTTATTTTATTATGTTTAATGGTTTTTATTTATCCAACTTATCCTTCACCTCACTTACACCATAGATAATGGATTTAAGCCCCTTAAAAAACTTTTTAACCTTATCTGTAATACCTTCACCTTTAATCCATTTTACTTTTTCATCAATACTTGTATATTCTACCCAAATAAAAAATGCAGTCCATAATTTTGTAAATCCATAATCAAACCAAATGTATTTCCTTGTGATTTCATTTATCATATAATAATCTATAAAATAAGAAAATAATATTACCGATAAGTAAATTATTAGTTTAACACATAATCCCTTTCTTGTTTTTCCACTTGTAATAAGTTCCCCCTTTTGTTTAGCATACCACCTACCAACAAATGTATCAAAAATAGTAGCTATTGTTA